CCCCAGCCGTACCGTAAGTACTTTGACCTGCAAGCATATTATCGATTTCAAAAGACTTATCTCTGCTAACGAAGATAACATTCTCTTGAATTGCTCCTTGCTTGTCAAGAACTTTTACGATAGCTTCTACGTCTGTTTTAGCAGCAATAGAACCTGTAGCTACATTTCCTCTACTAGAAACTTCGTGGAATAAACCTTTTGTACCATTGTAACCAGCAGTTTTTGCAGCTGATCCAGTTGCAGCAGGCTCGCCTTCAACCATAGCAGTTTCTAAGTAATCTTCAAAACGTAGTCTTGTTTCATGCTCAGATTTTAAATACCATAGATATCCAGTAGCTCCATTCTCTGTGGTAACTTCAATCCAACCCACTTGTGCTAAATCAGAACCAGCAACTTCATACTTGTCCTTGATTATGATTGGGTTGTTTTCGAATATATCGATGTTAGCTTCTAAGCTACCTTCCATTCCGTTAGTTCCTTTTTTAAATTCAGAACCATATACAAATACAGTTAATCCTGTAGTTCCAGTTAATCCAGCAGCAGTAAGGTTTGCAGCACCATATGCAGACACAGTGAATGCATTACCGTTTGCATTTACAGCAGTAATTAAAGCCTTTGCAGTGTTTGTTCCATCAGAGATGATAACAGTTTGGTTTAATCTGAAAGGGTGTGAATTTGAAGTGATAACTTCACCACTTCTAGTTGCACTTTTTACAATAGTGTGTAAACGACCTTGCTCAGACCATTTGATAAGGTCAGAGTTAGAAGGTAGTTCAGCACCTACTAATCTTAAGAAAGAAGCGATAGAACGATTTCCATAACGCTCAAATTCTTTTTCATAAACATCAGGCAAATATTGATTTAAAAAATCAAAGTCTGTGATGTAGTTTGATGACAACGTGCTCTTAGTTGGAGCAGGCGTAATCGGCACTCCAGCAGGAGTGGGTGACATAGTAACAGCCATAATAAATAATTTTTAAAGTTTTATTTTCGTTTTCTAATTTTCAACGAAGATCCAGATCCCGTATCAACAACTCTAAACTTTGTTCTACCATCTTCTGTTTGCCCTGTATTCGATTTAACAGTCATGTCAATGTTTTTTGTTTCTTTAACAATTCCATTAACTGCACTCGCTTGTCCAAGATCATAAAAATACTTGGCAAATTTATCTGGTTGTGAAGCTACAGTCATCGCACGATGATAACCAACAGTATCTTTTATATAGCCTTTTTTGTCTAAAAATCCTCCGACAAAATCATTTAAGCTTGCCGTTTGTTTTTTTGCGCTTTCCTTGTCGTTTATCTTATAAACTTGTTTGCTGTCACCTAAGTCAAACTCGAAACCTTCGATCTGATCGTACAACTTATCGGTCTGCTCAAGAAAATATTGGCCTCTTTTTTTAGATAAAATATCCTGCTTTTCCTGGTTCTTCTTATATTCACTATAAAAGCTAAAGGCTTTTTTATAATCTTCTGGTACTTGCCCTGATGACTCAACAGGGGTGTAGTATTCTTCCTTTAAATTATTAAAATGATTTTTCGCTTTATATATAGTTTCTTTTAAATCGAGCTTTTTCTTTCTTGCCACATTATCGTCATCATCTTCTGATGAAACGAAATTACTTTCGATATAATAAGATATATCATCTTCATCGAAATGTGGTTTCTCTTGCTTTATATATTGACGTAATAAATCTGATTGATCCATTTCGTCATAATTCATATTAAGTTTAACATAATCTTCCATTCCTCGCCCAGTCTCTTCATTAAATTTAAGATAAGACTTGACATCCTCTGAAAGCTCGATTTGTTTTTCTTCAGTATTTGTAAGAACTTCTTGTTCTGGTTCTTCCTGAACCTCTTGAACAGGTTCTTCTACTTTTGTTTCTTCAACCTGTTCTTCTACTGGTTCCTTAGAAACTTCCTCTGTAGGATTTTCTATAGGCTCCTCTTTTTTTTCCTCTACCTTACTTTCCTCAACTTGTGAGGTTTCAGATGTTATTTTTACCTCTGGTGCGTTTTCATCCAGAGCACGTACTTTTATATCCGCCATTTGATTAAATTAAATTATAGCACAAAAATAAAGTTTTTTATAACACATTTTAGCTAAGTAATTGATCTACTATTCCTTGTGTATCGTCACTAAATTCTTGAGCTGGTTGATTTGTTTTTCTTTGTTCAATAAGCTTTGATTGATTCTCACTTTGCTTATCTACTCTCTGATCTTTTCTATCCTCCCTACTAGTCTCTCTTGCTGACAGCTGAGATAATTCTGATTGCTTAGTCATCATTTGAAACTCTAACTTTTGTTTTTGCAGCATCATGTCTAATTCAGCTTGTTTTTGCATTTTTTGAATTTCAAGCATTGCTTTTTGCTTTTCAAGCTCCAATTCAGATTGCATTTTAAACTGCATTTCTTTTATTTGATTTGTAGATGCTGCATTAGAAGATTCAATATTAGACTCTGTTTGCATTTTTATATTAGCTTCTTTTTTCTTTAAATCTAATATCTCTTTCTTATCCTTTCTTACTTTTAACAAAGCATTAGCAAGTTTTATATTTCTAACATTTCTAATATCAATAGCATCATCCAAATCAATCATTTGATTTTGTAGCGCCAACTGTATGCTTTGTTCTAAAATATTTCTCTCTTCTTCGTCTGGGTGTAGTTCTATCTCAATTCCAAAATCATGCAGATGTGCGTCTTTTATATCATCAATAATCTCAACAGATTTTGATCCTATCATATTCATTAAGGATTCTTTCATGTCAGTATATTCCAGCATGTCTGAAAAACGATATGTTATTGAATCAATTAATCTTTTTGTTAATCTAAGTCCTGAATCTAATACGTGTCTTGTGGCTGTGTTGGAGTTTAGTGCAGCTAATTTTTGCACACCAACCAAAGTTTTTGCATCTGGCATAGAGCCATCTCTAGCTTCATTAATTCCTGTAACATCACGTATCATAGCTACATAATGATTATACATACTTACTAATGAAGATATCTTCGCGTTTGACCCTGATCCATTAAGTTCTTGAACAGGAACTTTTGCGTTATTGAATTCTCCATCTTCTGTAAAGCTACGACCAACAACACTTCCTGTTTGAAAGTACATATTCAAAGCTTCGTTCGGATTGTACATTGCTCCGTTTCCTAAGTCTACACTAGCAATGCCATCTAAATCTAAATAAACTCCATCTGGAATCATTTTAGATATAACCTGCTGAAGTTTTAAATGAGTAAGTTGTATCTGATCAGCAAAGGGAATCATTCTTTTTACTAGAGAGTCTATCTGTCCTCTGTACATCTTGGGGGCACTTACAATATAAGGTGAAAGTACTTTCTGTATACCCGATTTCGGTCTCACCATGTTTTTCATTAACTCCCATTTCAACACTTGATTTGTTCCTAGAACAATTACACCTTCGTACCATACATCTATTCTTTTTGATCGTTTTACAAATTTAGCTGAATCAGTTTTTGGAGGATTAAAAGACTCGTCTTTACGTATTGCTCTTTGACCTCCATTATTATTTTCTTTAACTTTATAAATTATATTTCTATCTGTTTTATAACAGAAATATAAAAGTGTTGCTGTATTTGAATCGAAGTTATCGGTTTTATATCCACCTCTGATTCCCTGGTACGCATCCCACTTAGCACTAAGCTTAGATATTTCTTTAATATCTTCTTGTGTTAAAGAAGGATTGATTTTTTTAAGTTCAGTAATGTTTACATTTTTAACTTCTCCGAAATAATAACAATCATTAAAATTTGGATCTTCTGTAGGAGAATGTATTAATTGTGTTGGATCAACGTATTCTATTTTGATTCCATCATGAGTATTAAAAGAATGTTTTACAGAAGACAACCCTAATACTGTAGCGTCTTCATCAACTTGTCTTTTTATTAATTCATAATCATTAACATCAAGTATTGCTTGTAAAGCTTTTTCTTCTGCTACTTCTATCTTCTGCTTATAAGACAATTCCATGTGTAATTCTAGTTCTTCGTCAGAATCTGGTAACTTACTTGGATCTGTCGAGAATAAATTTTGTCCGCTAGCTTCTTCAAGTATTTCTAAAACTGGTCTAGCCAGCATATCTTTTTCTATAGTATTCCTATAATTACTTCTTCTAGCTCTTGCTACATCATCTATCGCTTCTACCTTTACATCAAATAAACGATTAGTCATTCCGTTTACCACTACATCCACAAACTTTGGGACTATTGGTACAGGAGTCCAATCCAAATTTAAATATGATGTATCCCCATTAATCGCTAATTCGTTTTTATATTTTTGAACAGACTGCTCTCCTCTAGCGTATTGTCTTAGCTTATGAAAATTATCTCTGTTGTTGTAAAAACGAGCTGCGCCATTGTCTTTTCTAAACCATTCGGATTCTATAGCTTTACCTACAGATAACCCATATTCCTTTGATGATTTTACAGAATCAGAAGCTAACTGATCTGGAAAGGATATGTTGGCAATTTTAAAATCGTCGTTTAGCATATTGCTATTTTATAATTTCGCTATTTAGACCTGAATTATCGTATTTTGCAAAGTTAACACTTATTTTGCTACGCTTTTTCTCAGGTTTGGTTACATACCTTTGATTGGCCATAATTGCTAAGCCTGAGCTTATCGTGGCATCAAACTTTGTTCTGTTAAATATATTATAGTTAGACCAGTCTTTTAATGTCCTCATAAAATACATTTTTCCTATGTCTCCGACATCTCTGTAAACACCCATTGTATCTACTCCTACGTTTCTTTCTATATAAGCTTCTATGGCTTCAGCATGAACAGAAATGACTGGCTGTGAAGATGGTATACCTCCAAGCTCTCTTTCTGACTTTGACAAATCGTTTTTTAATTTATCAGGTCTATTCATAGCGAATGCCCTATAACCTCTTTCTTTTAAATAATACAATAGCCTTGGCTTGTTGTTTTCAACAAGTATTGGCATACCATAAAAATGACACGCCATTAAAACGTCTTCATAAAAAAGCTCTGCAGTTTGTGGTCTAGCAACATATTCTAAAAAAAACAGCTCCGATGGTGCGTTATCAAAATTAATTTTAGTCAACCCATGTAAAGCTCCTTTTGAACCAACACCTCCAACTACTCCAGATATGTCATAACTGTCACAACCAAAGCTACCAATATGAGCATTAAGAGGCCAAAATTTGCTGCCGTCCCTTCTAACATTGTTTCTTAAATCTTTTGGTGGTATCCAAGTTACATAAAATCTGCCATTTCTCGTTGGTGTCCATATTACATTTGTACCTCTTTCGCCTTTTTCCCAATGTAAATCTCCTCTATCAACGAATGTGTGAGTCCCATTAGTGTCATTAAAATCTATTTGCTCATAAATCTTTTGAAGATTAAATAAACTATTTTTTGATTCATCTCTAAAAGCATGATTTTCTGACCTAGGAAATTGCCTATAAAATTCATTCAATGCATCAGCGTCATTTTTTAACGAATCTACTTCATTATCCCAATAATCTAAAACGCCTTGATATATAAAATCACCATTGATGTCTATTACTGGAGATTCTGGAGTTCTAAAAACAGGATGACCGTACTTATCTAAAAAACCCTCCATATTCCACTCCATCGGAATAAACAAATTGTATAAACCTGTTTTGGTTTGCCCGTTAGCATTTCTTTCTAATGGGTTTGAATCATAAAAAAGTTTTTTAAAATTTAACCCTCCTTTATCTAATGCATTAGAAGTGGATCCCATCATGCATTTACCTATAACTCTCCTTCCTAGTCTAAGACAAGTTTTAGTGACACGCCAACTGTTGAGGATATTATCGGGTCGCTCCCACTTTCCAGATTCATCATGGACAAGGAGTCTGAGCTTCTCACCGTCATAGGAATTGTCACCTGTATTTTTCCAATCGATTGTTGTGTCGAGACCTGTGAGTTGTTCTTTTTCTGTTTGTTCGATGTTTTTTCTGGTAAGTTTTGAGGCTGGGACTCTATACGCCAATTCTGTTTTAGGCCTATCCATTCCGTCTTGGATTGGCTTGAAAAAGAAGGGGTAGTTTGTAGATATGGGTACAACCTTATCTGTGAACATTTTTTTAGCATCAGCTCCAGATTTGGACAATATCCCGAACCGTGCATCGGAAGTAATTGTTGCTTGAGCGACGGATTCAGATGAAGACATAAAAGAGAAGCCAGACCTTCTGTTTTTAAGATAGCACATTCCGTAAGACCTGTAGTCGGCTTTACACGCTTCCCAGTAGATATAGAATATTCTGTTAGATTCTCTGAACTCTGGGAGCCCAACATCAATCTTGGTCCACTGCAAGTACATGTAATGAGAGCCAGTAATATAAACAGAAATGCCATTATTCTTAAACCAAAAACCATTTTCTCTTCTTTCGAATTCAACCTCAATGTAATCAACCCATGTTTCTTTGAATAGAGATGGGTGCTCATTCCACTGGAAAACGGTCTTAATCTTTGACAGTTGTTTCGGATATTCTTGTGCTTCCCAGAATTGCTCTTCTTTTTTGCCACTCCTTGAAAAAACTTTCTTCGGCTGCAAAGGTAAAGCTATTTTAATTCCGTTTATGTTGATGACATCTCCAATTTTTCCTGTCTTAGAAATTACAACAACATCATAATCAGGATTATAACCATATTCCCATGACGAAGTTTTATTTTTTTTATTTTTATCTTCGTCAGATATTGTGCCAATTACCGTATACAGCCTAAGATTTTCTTCCTCTAGATTCCGCGAAGCTTTGGAAACCTGTATTCTTTTTGTCTGTATCACCTCCATTTAATTTTTCTCGCTCTAATTCTATTCTATTCAATATCTCAAAAGCATCGAATATTGCAAGTTTTTTTGTTGCTGCAGCATTTTTTAATCTATCTGCAGCTAAATCATCATCAGGGTCATCAGTAATAATTTCATCATGAGCAACCTTAATTAGTTCCTCCACTGCTTTCTCCCCTGCCTGTATTACTCTTTCTATTGTATTTAATTTGTTTTTCATTTAAAACATATTGTATGTAAAGTAATTGTGCCATTTTTACCTCATGTGGGTTATCTCTACAAACATCTTTCGTCATTTGTTTGTAAGCTTCCATCCGTAGATGTTTCTGTCCACCGCACCCCATCATCATTAGGGTCGCAGCTAAAATATAAATTATTTTTATCATGTTTGTTTGTTTGTGCCATAATAATGGCGTTAGTTAGTTTGTCAATACTTTTACGTATTTCCTTCAATTCGTTTCTTAATCCGTTTGATTTTATTTTAATTTCACTACTCATTTTAATTTTTTTCTTGATTCAAAAAGACCTCTTTCGTATTCTGATTTTTTTTCAATGTCTAATATACGTTTTTCTAAATTTTCTATCACTAATATTTTTTCGTCTAATCTATCATGTACTAAATTTATTTCATCTTTTAAAGCAGTAAATTCTGAAAAAACACCTCCTGCTGTAAAAACCGCAACAACAAAAGATATAACAATAGATAAATTGTTTTTTATAAAAGAATCTTGCATTTTAAAAAAATTTAACACATATATCCTTTCTCTTCATTCTGTATAAAAGCTCTCCTTCAATTTCAAATTCATATTCGCTATCTTTTGTATATCCAACTTCCATTCCCTCTTCTATGCCTTGATTTATTATATTTGGATTTACAAATTTTACAGTTCCTTTATGAAGTTCATAGGACCCTAAAGACACCTCTAAATTTTCTTCTCCTTTTGGTGACACAAAACAATAATCATCAAAACTTAAATATCCTTTTTTTGTTTTTACCAGATATATTTTTGATTCATCAACTAAATATAAATTATCTTTAAAATACTCTTTACTTTTTCTTTCACACCCTTTCATATCGTAATATGATCTAAACACATTGTGATGCAGTACGACCTCGTCACCCTCTATAAGGTCGCCATCATAGTATAATGGAGTTTTTTTTATAATACCAAATCTATTTACATCTTTGGCATTTTCTATAGATGAGGTGACTATAACTCCACCCTTCTCTCTGTTGTACTCTTGATTGTTTTTCGGTGTGATTAAAAATGAACGTGTAGGTCTAAAAGTTAACATTATATTCTATTGTTATTGGAGTGTTTTGATTAAAAAATTTCCATTTTTTTATTTCCTCATCTTTCTGTATCCATAAATGATATCCCTCTTCATCTTGGGAAACCGCATGTATTTTCCACTTTCCACCCATCACATCTTGATCTACAACATAATGCATGGCGTTTTTATAATCAGAGCCTACAGATATTTTTCTAATATAATTCATTACATTTTTTTATTGTCTGTAAAATCAGTTATTTTAACTATTTTACCCATATCATAATGAACTGTTTGATATACACTTCCATCTGGCTTGTATATAATAAACATTCCATCATTAATTAAATTTCCATTTACAACTAATACACTTCCTTCTGCTACAGGTTTTTCTTTAGAATACAGAACCATCTTAAGTCTTTCTGTAGGAGACGTAACTATATGGCTATCGTTTTCTTGAGAAAACCCTATCTGCATTAATAATAATGCCACTATTGTAAATATGTATATCTTCAAATCTTCCATTACTTAATTGCTAAATAGATGTAGGTACTTCCGTTTTGGTTTTGGTCGCCTGAATCCCCACTAATCGTAAAACCATTCGAATTAAAACTAATATATCTGCCTGACCCTGCATCTAATTCTGCATCAGATAAATTAGGATACAAGATATTATTATTATCATTATCTGCGCTTGGGTTTCTTATTGCATCCCAAATATTCCAATTGCCTATTGCATTAGTTCTCTTAATCATTACAAATCTTGGCTCAAACCCCGTTGTAACTGAATTTGAACTTGCATTCCCCGTATAACTCCCTATCTTACTATATCCTGTAACTGAATACCAACAATA